ATGGACATCAATGAAAACGCCCCAGGGAATATTTCACAACAGGACGTGACCCGCGGCACAGACAACGAGACCGGGCATGATCCAAGGCATGACGAGAATAATATCCCGCTCCCGCCAGACGACGAGGCACCGCTTGAAGAGGATATGTCTGACGTGGATGCTGCCGATTCAGTCGCGCGGGAACACCCCGACAATTGATGAGCCTCCCGGCACAAAAAATCCCTACCTTTGCGTAGGGATTTTTGTTGGGCCGGTCCGCTGCTGATCAGTAGAGGGTGCGATGCAGGCTACACATGGTTCCCTTCTGGAGATTGGCAAGCCTTGATTTGCACAGGGAAAGTACCGTCAGGCCAGGGGCGCTCTGAGGATTGAAACGAAAAAACCCGACCTGGGGCGGGTTTTAAAAGGCTTCATGGACGTTACTGGCTGCCCATGGAACAAGAGATGGTGCCCGAACCCGGAATCGAACCGGGACGCCCTTACGAGCGGGGGATTTTAAGTCCGCAAGGTATTTCCAATAAATCAACAGGTTAGCGATTATTCTGCACCGCTATGCATTGGCGTTACCTCCCTTGCAGCCCTTTGTTTTCAAGGGGGTGAAAATGATTGCGGTGCAGAATTCACTTGGTCGGAGTGACCTTTTTGCCGATCCTTTTCCTGATGTAGTTCTCGGTCATTACCACAGTGGTGTGCCCAAGTTGGTCGCGCGCCTGGAGAATGTCACCACTCGATTCGGCCTTGTCAGTACCCGCCTTAGCGCGCAGATCGCGCATCTGAAAATCTCCTTTCTCAACACCGGCCGCTTCTCGGGCCGCGTCAAACCGCCCGCGCAACATGCTCTTGGTCATTGGCTGTCCGTTATCCATAACGATGAGCCGGCTTGTTCGAATCTTATGCCCGTCCTTTCTCGCCAGGATTCGATCAATCACGACCTTCAGCTGTCCAGTAATCTCAATCCTCCTTTTCGCATTGGTTTTGCCCTGCATGACGGCCAGCCGGTTGTCGCGGATGTCGCGCTCATCCATTTTCAGGGTGTCGGCGATCCTCTGACCCGTCAAGTAGAACAGGTCCAGAGCATCCCTTAACGGTTGCTCGGCGTGTTGGTAGACGAGAGCGAACATCTCGTCCTCAATGTACTGGTCGCGGCCGGCCTCCTTGTGTCCTTTGACGCCGGCGCACGGGTTGGCCAAGGCGGTATAGCCGCTGCTTCGGGCAAAGTTCCATATGGCGCTGAGCAGCGCCTTCTCCCGGTTGGCGCGCACTGGGGCTGTCTTGCCCCGCTGTCGGAGATATTGCACGACGTGCTGCGGCTCAATCGCCTCCAGAGGCGCCGGCGGATCATCGAAGAACTTCAGCAGTTGCTTCAGCTCCCGGGCGTTATCCTTCTGTGTTGCCGGGCTCTTGGTGGGTACCACCTCGCCCATGTAGATGTTTGCGACATAGGCAAATGTCAGCACCTCCTGCACCATGGCAGACGAGGCGCGACTCTTTTCCAGCTTTGCGTATTCGACAATCGCCAGTCCATAGTCGCTGCCCAGGGCGATCTCCTTCCTTGGAGAGCCGCCGATGTCGTAGTAGTAATAGATGATCCCGCTGCGCTGCTTGCGCTTCCTGAGGCGGGTAACGCTGTCAGGGTTTGTTGGTTTCCTTCCCATTTAACTCACCAGCCGTGGCTGCCACTTTGGTTTCTCTGCTGATACAGAAATCGCCTCGCCAGTGAGGGAGGACGCGATGACGCATGGCCATCCGCTGCGCTTGATGGTGTGGCGAATGCCGTTCCTTTTGAGCACCTGAATCTGGCCAGCTTTGGTTCTGGCACCGGTGAGCGTGCAGACGTCTTCGTGCGACAGGAAGTGAATTCCGTCCATACCTACCTCTTGCCGGCCGTGGGCCGCGCTGTCTTGATGATTTGAATGGCCAGGCCGAAGGTGATCAGCAGCCAGGTGCATGTGCCGGCGAATGCGTAGAGCAGCGCCTCGGTGGTGCCGGTACCAACTAGGTCAGGGCCGATCCAGATGAACCAGGTGCCGGTTCCGCCCAGGTACAGCAAAGCGCCCAGCAGTATCAGGGTGAGTTTCATAGCGAACATGGGGTGTCCTTGCCGCGCTGGGCGGCAGAAGTTGGGTTATATGGCGAACTTGGCGAGGGCTTCGTCTGCAACCTTCATCGCTGCCTGGGCGTCATTGACATACGCCGGGTCGAACCCTCCGCACAGGTGGATGGTTGCCTGGCAGGCGCGCAGGTTCTCGCGGGTCAGCTTCAGCGCTGCGATCAACTCTTCCCGCGCCTCGGCTTCACCTCGGCCTATATCCCAGAAGCGCTGACCCCAATGGCCGGCAGGCGGCTGATTATTGCCCTGCGAACCGAAAGCCATGGCTCCAACTGCGCAGTCGAGCAGGTCGCGCTTGTAGGCGTTATCACCGTCGATGGTCAGGCCGTTGCGGCGCAGTGCGTCCAGGGCGTTGTTCAGGTTCGACTCAGGCGAAGGAAGCACCAGGTCAAAGTCTTTCTTGCCGGGGCGGCAGGCCACCACCTGCAGCTCGCAATCAAGTGGCAGGTGCTGTGCCATATCCGAGATCGCTTCGATAGCAGCTTCGCGGAATGCATTCTTTTCTTCGGACATAGGAATACCTCGCCCGCCGCTCACCGGCAGGCATGTAGGGGGATGGAGTGATGGCGTTATGCCTAGATATCTGTGTTGTTGGGATGGGTGTAAAACAGGGAATCAACCCATTCACTTGCCAGGAGGGCGTGTGTCACACCAAATAGATGTTCCGATTGCCCACGCGTATCGGGGTCACACGATGTTTCTCAAGTTCGACTGGCGACGCCCGAACGACGATGCACCGGTTGCCGCGAAGATCATTGAGCCCGCGTCAATTGATGGGTTGGGCGAAGTTGCTGCTGAACTGACCGGGCCCTGGCCCGACTATCCGGCGGCGCTCGATGAGGCAATGGCTGCTGCTGAGCGCTGGGTTGATAGTCAATTGCCCTGACGCCATTCGAAGGCAGGTACACAGGGGATTGGGGTCAAGGAAGCGTGCTGCCGATTTGCGCTGCTACGATGGTGATTGCCTGGCGGAGCGCGCCACCTCGATCCGCTTTGTCGGTCCAGCCGATGTTCTCGCCGAAGCCGCTGCGCTCGACCATCACGTACTGCAGGTTGGTGAACCAGAGGATGTTGAGCTGGAGGTGTACCGCCAGCCGAATGGCCTGGCCTTCGTCGCTCAGTGGCTGCCATTGCTCACGGCCAGATTCTGGATCGTCGTAGTAGAAGGCATCGCTTCCACGCCGATACTCCAGTTCGAAGCCCATGGCCTTGGCTGACAGCCGTAACAGTTCGTGGTCTGTCATGGCCTTATCCTATTTTTCGGCGACGAAGGCGGGAAGCCGAAGTACAATCGGCGCTTTCCGGTGCCGCCGCACTCACGACAGCCGCTGGCTTTGTGGGTGTTATATCCGTAGCTGCAGCTCGAGCAGTCGCAGCTGCACCCAGAGCATTCCACGGTGCATTGGCCTTCCTGCTCGACGACATCATTCCGGGTGATCAAATAACTGGAGCGCCGATCCAGCCGAAACCCGGTGATCTTCTCTGCATCCTCGTAGGTCGCCTGATCTCGCCTGAATCCCCACTTAGCTGCAGGGTCGTCAACGATTCTGGCCACAGTTCTCATGGCCTTGGCCCCTTGTAGATGAACACGTAGGCGAACCAGAGCGTGGCGATCACGGCGTCACCTCGCGGCGTGCCCACCAGCAGACCGGCCCGTCGTCGGTGTCATGAATAGCCAGGCAGAACCAGCCTTCGCCATCAGGCCGGTCCGGCTCCCAGTAACTGCAATCCGCGTCGCCGGCTTCGAAATAGCGCTCAGAGACTGCTTCGTCGCTGTGGTATTCTAGGCTCACCATCTGCACCTCCAACGACTGCTCGGCAACCCAGGCTTTGACCTTGTCACCGTCACCCTCGTCGAAGGGCGGCATATCTGGGTGAGCGAACATGCCGTATTCATCGCGCACGACCGGGGCTGGCTGGATCAATTTGATTTCTTCAGGCATGACTTCGTCCTTGGCCGTTTTGATGGCCGGTTTATGCTTAAATGGGTGGATATGGAATGGATAGTTTTTTAGGAAGGAGCGCATATGTTTGCTGTCGGTGTATCACTACTTGCAGTCGGCTTGGGGACATCTAACCCTGGCTTTTGGATACCCGGCATCGCCTTTATGGCTATCGGGCTATCCCAACGAGCAAAGCGCTGATCTTCGTCAGTTTGCGCTACACCCGCTTGAACTCGACCACCCAGACCCACGAGTTGGCGTCCCAGTTGCCGCCGGTGGATTCCCATAACTCCCGCCAGGCCGCCGGGTACCAGTCTCGGTAATTCGGTGAAACGTCATCGCTTGCCAGCTCCGGCGGACACTGCAGGCCTTCCGCTCGGATATCGGCGCGGCTGATGTCCTGCAACCGCTCGACGCGCACGTCGGTGATCTCCAGCAGGATGCGGCAGGCGACGCGGGGCATGTGGATGCTGGGCTTGTACTTCAGGCCGAAGTCTTTCCTTGCCTCGTCGCAGTGTGAGCCAGGGCGACAGTCGGCGGCGTAGGCGTAGCGCTGGAGCGGGCCGTCAGGGTCTGGGCGATACTCAACACCGGTGCCGCGCAGGTCGATGAACGTCTCGCGCACCCACAGCCGGTCGCCGGGCTGACCGTATGGGCAGAAATAGGAGGCCCCGAAGTACTGAGGCAGTTCGCGGTAGAGCTTCCGGCATTCACTGGCGCTCAGCGTGCCCTCTAGGTTCTCCGGGTTGAAGCCGTCGCGGACAGCCCGCCGCGTGACCGTCTTCCGGCCTTCCAGGACGGCGCGCACCATCGGCGCCGAGAACAGGATCGGCCGTTCCTTGATAGCGGTCATGTTCATTCTCCCCAGCAGCTGAGCTCTTCTGCGATCTCTTCGGCGGGTTCACCGATCTCGCTGACGCGGCCTTCATACTCGTAGTTGTCATAGATGGTGGCGCCGGTTTCCCAGCAGAAGGTCAGGTCTTTAGGCTTCCACCAGCCCATCAGGCTGCGCATGTGCAGAGCGGCGCGGAGAATCCAGTACATTTTTTTCATGCGAGTTCGTCCTTGCCGCTATAGCGGCTGACTTTGAAGGGGAGGGAATTTGTAAAAGCTGTACATGGTCCAAGTTTTTGTACAGCTACGCCTAGTAGCTTTCACGGTGCACAACAGGCGCAAGAACCATGATCAACGATGACGATCTTCGATTTGAATCACACAACTATCTGCTCGAAATTGACGCCTCAGTTGCCGAGCTAATGAAGCTCGTCGCTTCCAGAAAAACGCTAGGCGCCGAATGGGTTCAAGCGATGGCTCGTTACGACGCCGCTCACTCCGAGTGGGTGAGGTTTCTTCTAGACGCGGCAGCTTCCAATAAGGCTTAGCAGACCAAATCCCCCCATTTACAACCGTAATGGGTTGTTCTCGCTGCGTACTGCCCGGGCGCTGGAGTTGATTGATTTGAACTGCTGATTCCACCAGGTGCCGAAACAGCTACCACCCAGAGGACATAGCGATGAATGAAGAAAAGAAGAAAGAACCCGAGCAAGAAACCCCGGCACACTCCACCGAGGAAGAGCGGGAGCGCCTGAAGGACTTCAACAAGGATGGAATTCCGCCTGGTTCGAGCTGACCATCAAGCCGGGTGGGGTGAGAAGCGCAACGCTGACTTGTATGCGGCGTCGAGCGCATCATCCAAATCACCACCGTTTTGCCTGGCATGGTTGAAGGCAATGATCATCTTCGCTCGTACGTCGTAGCATCGCTCAACCGGCATACAGGCCACCGGCTTGCCCTGGGGCTGGGCGGCTGGCCGTTCGTGCGCCGGGCTCTTCGCGTAATAGCCCGTTTCGTAACCTGCCTGCCAGGCCCGTTTGAGGTCTCCTTGGACTGGCTTGGCTTGGCCGATAGGAGCGGGCGCATCCAGCAGTCCGCGCAGCTTTTGCGCATCACCGGACGTTAAATCTGCTAACACCTCATACTCTTCGAGCCACTTACGCGGCACGCCGTCAATCGTTTGGTTACTCATCGCCTTTTTCCTCAATAAGCAGCCTATTCCCGCAGGAGTGGCAGAAGTGCATGCCGTTCTCTGTAGGGCCGTCGTCGGTGAAGGCCCACTTTGTCCCGCAGGAACCGGCCCATATGCCGATCCCGTCATGCGACCAGGTGCAGGTGAGTGGCTTGGAGGGCTCCGCTGGATTGAGTGCGCGATCTATTCTTCTAAGCCTTTCGGTGTTTCGGTAAGCAGTCCACACAAGCATGTCTGAGGCGTCACGCAACAACCCCTCCAGCATGCCCACCCGCCGCTCCGCTACCTGCGAGTTGCGCAGATGGGCTTCTCGCTGCAGATCCAGGGTGGCGATCTGCTCGTCTCGCTGATTGAGGTCCAGCTGCAGGGCGTCACGCTCGCGGATCGCCTGGGCGTGCTTGCCGCGCCAGTGCAGCACGGCGTCCAGCTCTTCAACCGTTTGAATGGGCTTGCTCATCACGCGATCTCCTTCGTTACCAGGTCATGGGCATTCACAACCGTCATGCCGAGGCGCTCGGCGATCAGGACTTCCAGGCGGGCGCCTTTCGAGTGCTCCCAGCCGGGCAGGGTGGCCACGGTGTCGCAATCCATCAGGGCGACAATGTCGCGGCGCATGCAGTCGGTCCAGGTGCCGCCGTCGGGGTTGACCTCGGCGGGGTTGGTGACGGTGTGGCCGCCGGCGCGCAGGTTTGCGGTCATGCTGTGGAAGGTGGGGAAGTTCAGGCCAGGCAAGCCGCTCATGGGGCCGCTCAGGTAGATGCGCTTCATGCTGCCTCCGCGACTGGCTGGCGAAACACTGGAAGGGCGCCGGCCTGCTCGTGCACTGCCTTCATGCTTTCCGCGTCGTAACCCCAAATGTTGCTGTCATCGAACCGCTCAGGCCCGAGGTAACCAGGGTGCATTGGCTCCCCGGTGCGGATGTAGTCCCGGAACCCTTCAACGAGCGATCGAAGCGTGCCGCCATGGCTGAAGCCTCGCCACCGGCCACCCCAGGTTGTTTTGTGCGTGAAGATCCGGCGCGCGCTGTAGTCGTCGATGAACCAGACCTTGCCGCACTGATCCACTTCCATGCTGGCGTAGCGATCAGCGACCTGGTTGAAGAAGAAGCGCCGGCCGTGGGTGCCGATGATCCGGATCACCTGATTGACCTGCTCGGCTCGCTGTTGCTTCAGGGTGAGTTTGTTTTCTGTAGGCATGGGGAGTCCTTCCACAGTCATGTGGCAATCTATGAAGAAAGGAGGGCAAGCGACCAGCTCAACTGCCTGCTGAACGCGCGTGCGCATGGCATGATGTAAAAAATCGATGCGCATTCTAGGAGTTAATTGTGGAACAACGGGATAAAGACATTGCATCGGTGACTGAGGTCTTAGGAAAACCTGCTGGGTTTGATATTTCTGAACCAGCCGTCAGGGTTAGAAAAAGCCTGATGGCTGCGTCTATCGCCTTGCTTTGTCTGGTTCTTGCTAAGATCGAGCCAAGCGACACATTTACGATATTCGGGGTAGCATTTAAGGGGGTGACCGCAGACAAAATCGTAATTGGCGGCATTTTAGTTCTGATATATTCTTTGATTCATTTTATAAGTTACGTTGGTGAGCTGTTACTTGAATATCGGGTTCGTGTTACTGGTGCAAAATTGGCATTTCAAACCGGCGCCAGAGCAGGTAGTCAATATGTAGATTATCCAGATGACCCCAAGCAAACAAGCCTATTAAATTGGTGGAAAACCTACACGCGCCGTTTGATCGTAGTTGAAGAGCTCGCGGATAAGGTCAACACAGACCTTGAAGAAATCAAGCGCCGTATAGAAAACATGGGCGAAAGAAGCAGCTCACCTGAGATAGCTGGAACATCCCATCTGATGGGACAGGTTAACGCAAATCTAATTAATCTCACTAATGACCTTAAAACGAATAGAGAGATTTTGTTGAGCCCACGAATAGAGGTTTCATTGCAGCGGTATGAAGCTTGGCACAAGAATCTTATTTCTTGGCAAGGTCTCCGAGTTGTAATTCTTGAGGTCGTGCTCCCGATTTTATTAGGGATGATTTCACTCGTTTTTGCGCTGAATTATCTGAACACTCAGTGACCCTTCTCAAACTATTAGTTACGTTGATTTGATGACTATTTTCGTACATGCGGCAGAATAGTTTCGCATCTCATGGGTGGCCAAACTGCGACTGCTTGATCACGCCGCCCGAACGAGTCCTTGCCGGGCCATGCCCGGGCGGTGGAGGGTGGTTAGGTCAGGCTGTCGCGGATAGGGCAAGAATGTCGTCGCCGCCGCGTGCGATGCCTGCGTGCAGTTCAACCTTTTGGCCGGCCAGCATCCCGGCGATCTGGGCGTTCATATCCAACTCAACGCCCTTGCTTTTCCGTGACTCTTTGATGTCCTGAGTAGCGAGGTATTCGCTGATCAATGCCTTGTCCTTCGCCTGAATCGCGACGAGTTCTTGGCCGGTGGCGGCCTGGCCGATGGGATCATCATCGGCTTGAGGCACAAGCGCTTTCAGCTTCGACTGGACCTCCCATACCCACGCCAGCGCGAAATGGTCGCCGGCGGTTTCGGGCGAGTAATCGCTTCGGCGAACTCCAGACCTGACTGCTGAGCAGTACTCTTTGCGCGCCTGGGTGAGCTTTGTGTGCAGGGACTCATATGCATACAGGGCGATGTTCTGAGCAGGAGACACGCCGACGAATGTCGCGCACTCGATCACTTGGCCTTTTGCAGGACTCCACTTCCTGTGGCGCAGCGTCGTGCAGTTGAATGCATCCGCTACGGCGATGCTCAGCTGCTGATCCCATGCTGGTCGCCGCTTGGCTCGGTGCAGTTCCGACTCGACTTCCCCGACGTCGCTCAACTTCACATCCATATCGGTCAGCCGGTACTCGCGCATCAATGCCTGGGCCTGCCGGAGTGCTGTTGCGGCTTCGTTCTCATTGGCGCTCTGGACGAGTGCAAGGCAGTGCTTAATTTTTCGGATCGCGCGTTCAAGCTTTTTTTCGTCGATCTGTTGTGCGGACATAGGGGATCCTCGCCTGTGGCGTGATTCGTGAGGGGGTAATGAGGAAGTTGTGGCTATAGCGAAACTTCGCCGGTATCGAACTTGCGAAGCTCCATCACCTCAATGCGGTTGGTGCCGTCAGTGATCACCCAGCAAGGCAGCTCAAGGTTGCGGAATGTGCCGTGGTAGTTCCGGTAGGCGCCAAGGGCCGCTTTCCTGAAACAGTCCGCGACAACGTTGCCAATAGGCATTGGCTGCCCCCCCCCCTAGCAGACTGAGCTTGAACACAACAGCGTTTTGAATGCGTTTTGCCGCTGCTCGGATGGTGCTGGGTGCCAGCTGGAATTCCTTGGCGACCTCAACGACGTGCTTGTAGACCAGGGCGTCGTGTATTCGCTGATCGCGCTCGCCGTTGCGCAGGCCTGCGTAGATGACTGCTTGCATGGGTTATCTCCAAGCGTGCGCCTGCCTCGCCGGCTGGCGTGAAATGTTGATATGGGGTATTACGGGTGACCGGCATGGAGCCGGATCAAGGAGTTGAAATTGAAGCGACGTGACTATTTCAATGAGTGCCGAAGGCTCTCTAGTGTGATGGCCGATAAAAATGAGGCATTCGCCAATTTCGTAACAGGGCTGCCCGAACTCACGGAAGATGATTTCGAGGAGTTCGACGCCCTTCAGGCGGAACTATCTAAAGCAATCGGAGACTGGCAGGACTTCTGTAGTGAAAACAGAAGAAAGCTGATCGACTGACAAGGTCTCAATCTTCGCTGCAGATTCGCAAAGCTTCCCTTCTATAAGCCTGTTCAAGCTTCTGCGCCACAATTGGTGATACCTCAATTTCGTGGCGCGGAATCTCCAGCATTGGCATCGCCGCTTTGGCGCCCAGCGCATGCAGATGATGAATCATAAGCGTCATCGCCTCGCCCTGCTCAGTAATGCCTGACCACTCCATCAGGTCGGCCAGGGCCTGGCGCGTGCCTGGGCGAACCCTGAGTCTCAATTCCTCTTCGGCATTCGCCACGCGCTTCCTGGCGGTTTTGGCCGAGCGTTCCTGCGGTGTTTTCGCCATGGCCTACCTCTTCTATTCCGCTGGCCGGCAGTGCGAGCCAGGTTTGACGTTTGCGTTGCTGGATGCGGGCTATGCGGCGCATCGGTTGCCGCCTGCTGCCGATAGCGGATAGTCGATCGAGTACGCCTCGAGTATCCGCTTGAACGTGCTGCTGGTGATGTGGAGCTTTACGCAGACACGGCGCCGACTGATGCCAAGCTCCTTGTAAGCCTTGATTCGCTCGACCAGCACTGCATCGCGCTCAGCCAGGGCCTTCTTACGCTCGGGGCTGTTGTGGCCGCCGTGGGTAGATCGCTTGAACTTGAAGTCGAACTCTTTCGACATGGCGAGCAGGGTTCGCCGGCCGATCCCAGTTATCTCAATGACTTCGGACTGGGTATGGGTGGGGGCAAGCTCCATGACCCATTTCACCCGCTTGCGGCGCTGCTCTTGCTGAATCTCAAGCGGAGTAGGGGGTGGCGGCTCGATAGGCTCAACACGCCGACGAACAAACGGCTTCGGCGCCGGCGGCATCTGGTTACTGTAGGTGATGGGCTTGGGCTTGTAGCCGATCGGCTCGGCTACGTCGATCTTGCCGCCGGCCGCCAGGTACTGCTCAACCTGGGCAGCCAGTTCATCCGATGCTGGCCGTAGCGCCTCGACCAGGCTTAGGTGGTTGCTGATCATGGTGACCTCACTTGATGCTGATCGAGCTTTTGCCGATCTCAGAGTGGGCGCCGGGGACTTTCTGGCCATCCTTCAAAGCCTTGGCGATGGCTGCCTTGTCCGGTGCGCTGGTTACTTTGACGTTGACGAAGTCGTCGGGGATGGCCTTTTCATCGTCAATGACCACGATGGGCTTGCCCTTGCCGCAGGTGATGGTGAACAGCGGGTGGGTGATCTTGGTGATCCCGGCCGCGTCCATGTTCGTGCGCAGGTACTCCTTGAGGCTTTCCTTGCGGTTGGTGATGATCCGCTTGCGCTCGGTCAGCCGATCGATCTGAGACTGGATCGCTTCAAGGTCGCCATCGATGTTCAGGGTGATCATGGCGATGGCCTTGCCCTTCTCCTGGAACTCGCCTTCGATCCCTTCCATGGTGTCGCGCAGGGCGACGGCCAGATCTTCGTCGGCGGTTTCGGCCAGGGCAGCCAACTCTTTGAACTGCTCGGTGATGGTGTAGAGCGTGGTCATGCTGCTGCCCCCTCAGTAAATTTTGGAGATAGGTCGGTCAGCTCTTTGTTGATGCGCTGAACCGCATTGTTGTCGTTACGAAGTGCCAGTTTTCGAACAGCAATGTCGTGGATCTTCTTGAGCTCTTGGGCTGACTGGGCACCCTGCATGGTCTCGACGATCGACTTGATGTAGTCCAGGCGTTCCTGTTTCTGCCGGGCCTCTTCGGTGACCCGGTCTTCTGCCTTGGTGATGGCGACTTCATCGCGCACCGCATCGACGTATGCGGTGTCGTCGAACAGACCCATGTGAATGTCAGCAGCGAAGCCGAGGGGCTGGAGGCACTTACCAATGGCGTCGGTGAGTGATTTCTTTGCCGCCTCCCAGTCGGTCATGATCTTGCCGCTCTGGAAGTACACAAACGGCGTGTGGCCGTAGTGCTGGATCGTGCATTTCTGCCCATCCTTGCCCAGATACCACAGCTCAATTTTCAGCGTGTGCAGCTTGGCGTTGATGCGCGGGGCATCCGGCCATTCCTTGGTTGGTGCCTGGAGCGGGCCGCCCTCATCGAAGCGATCCTCCAGCACCACCCAGCCCCAACCCTCGCCGCAAGGGCCGAACACTTCGGTTGCCTTGTGCATCAGGTAGGTGGGCTTGATGGCGGTGCCTTTGAAGCCGCCCATGCCGGTGAAGTTCTTGGTTGCGCTTGGATCGGTTACATCGACCTGATCCCAAATTCTGGTGTTGTCTGTCATCACTTGGTTCTCCAATCTTCGGAGCGCTTAACCAGGTCTTTGAAGGACACGGCCGGCAGCCTGCTCATGTATTTTTTGTTGTCGCGGTACCACTCTTCGAGAGCCTCCCGTGGGGTCTGGATCGCCACAATGTGGGTGATCTGCTCGCGATAGGATGTTGAGTTGGCAACTTGCGAGTGGAAGGCGCTGCGAACGACCACGGTGTTGGTCATCGCTTTTTTCACCAGGGCTGTGAGCTCTTCCTGAGACTTCACGGCAATCGCGCCGGGGTGCTTCTTCTGGAAGAGCCGGTAGCACGCCTCCTTGACCAGTTCGGTGCTGCCGTACTCGACGTACTCAACATCCGGCACGCCCTGTTCAATCTTTTCTGCCACCTCGTCGAGCCGTCCGGTGTCGATCCAGGCATTTTTCGAAACCTGTTTCAGGTCCCATCCGCAGACCGTCTGCCTGTCGCGCTCGAGCTTCAAATGCTCGGGCAAAATGTCGTAGCCGTAGGTCAGCTCGGTGTCACACACGTAGAGCGAGCCTACGTACAGTTTTCCCGGCCGCGATGGCAGGATGTGGCCGTATTTGCTGCCGATCACGTCGCTCATCGCAGGCTGCATCCGCAGGCACATGCCGCGGATCTGCTCCTCATGTTCTGAGGTGATACCGGAAATGATGAACTCAACGCCCTGATTCGGCCGGTGCGCCGGCGTCTCGTTGATGCAAAGCACCTCGGCGTCGAATTGGTCGCTGTGCCGGAACTCGGGAATCCACTGCTTGTTGCCGTTGAGGACTGTTACGCCGAAGCCGTTGCGGGTCAGCACCAGCATGGCGATTTTGTAGCCCTCGCCAAAACTGCCAATCGCGTCATCGCGGTCGGACTTGGAAGTGCTGCCCAGCACAAGGGTGCTGGCCTCCAGCCGTGCGAACCGGCTGGTGATGAACAGCTGGCCATCGGCGAAGGCATATTCAAATGGCGATTCGCTATCCAGGGCGTTCTGTACCAGCTCCCGGATGGCCTCTTTCAGGCCCCAGTGGCGTACATAGTCTCGGGACAGCGGGAGTTCGTAGGACTTGGAGCGAATTCGATCTGTAATAGCTGCGAGCATGACTATCTCCCGCGCCATCCTTGCGGGGCGCTGTGAAGGTATTGGTTAAGAGGTGATCCGATCAGCGAGAGCGCCGAGCAGCATCAGGAAGGTGCAGAGGGAGAGGGCAGAGAAAGAGCCGCGCCAGATCAGCATGCGCCTGGTGCGCTGGTGGGGAGTCAAGGCCGAATCCTCACCGCGATGCGACCGCCCTTCATGGTTGGCGCCAGGCGCTGCGGCAGATCCCGCACCAGGTCCTCACGCTTACGGCCGATCAGTTCGTTGAAGGGAAGGCCGAAGCCCAGGATGGCAATGCGGCGCTCGATGTCGTCGAGCTGCTCGTCGATCAGCGATTTAACCGGTGCGGTGGTCATGCTGCCTCCTTACGCAGCCGGCTGATCTTCAGTAGCCAGGCGCTGTAGTGGTGGAACTCTTCGGCGTTGATGGCGCCGGTAGTGAAGTGGCGGACAATCAGGCCTTCAGCCAGCGACTCGGCCAGGTCTGTTGTGTCCGGATGCTCAAGCTCTAGCAGGGCGGTGGTTATCGCGACGTGCGGGCTCATAGGCCGGCATCCACGTCGTCTACGGCCTCTTCCCGCTCCGCTGCTACGGCGTCGGAGGCGTAGGGCCTGAGCAGGTCCATGGCGATCCGCTCGGCGGCTTCGATGGGGCGTGGCTGGCCGATAAGGTCAGCAGCGTGACCGCGTGAATCTGCCTGGCTGCCCAGGATCGAAGACAGGAACAGCCGGGCGAACGAATCGCGCTGGTCCAGGCCATCAATCTGGCGCTGATTTAGGACGCCCTGCAGGTAGGTGCAGAACCGGTCGAACGTCACCACCTGCGGCTGGCCGTAGCGGCGCTTCCACTTGATGTCCATTCCGCACACCAACTGCTCGGCCGAGTGTTCCAGCCACTCCTGCTCCGCGCTCGCCTCGCTGATCTCTGGAGGCAACTGAGCGTCGTAACGCTCCTGGCATATCTTCAATGCTGCGTTCATGATCGCCTCCAGGGTGGTGTTATTCGGTGGGAAGGGGAGGCAGCGGCATCCAGTGGCTTGGATCGCCGTACCAGAAGCACCAACCGAGCGTGTTGTCGTGCAGCCACTCAGTGACTTGCATCTGCCCATATTCGAACAGGCACAGGTAATCGCGCTTTTCGCCCTCTGGCGGCAGCCTGTCGCTGCACTTGATCCAATCGCTCATGGCGACCTCCAGTGTTTGGGGTTAGGCGAGGTTCGTTTCGCGAATCACGAATACGGTCTCTTTGCAGCGCGGCTTGTTCCATTTGGAGTAGTCATCACCGTTCAGGCCGGATTCTTCAGCAAGATCGTACGAAGCAACTTGAATGCGTGGCCCGTACTCCGCCACGAGTGCCGATCGGATAACGGCCATGACATGGCTCTTGCCGCTTCCTGTCGGACCTGAAATCTCTATTTCAATCATCTTGCTCATGGCTCTCTCCATTCGTTGGTTCACCTGTATTCGTCAACACTCATCCCTCCCGCTGGTTGCCGATGGGCGCGGGGGAGGAGTGCTGACGTAATAGAGGCGGCGAAGCGAGTGCAGATGGCCGGATAAAAGCTTGAGCGCGGTGGGAAACCCTGCGCATTCATCCGCTTTGTCGCGATGTTCGAGGAGGGGGTGGCAGTAACAATCCACGATTTCTTGCCCCTCAAGGAATCAATTGGAGCGGCCCATCGCTATGGGGTCGATAGCTGTTTACGAGCACTGTTTGCACGTAGTCTGAATTCGACTCCACGCTCCAGTGAGTGAAAAATCATGGTTTGTTTTAATTGCTCTCAGCCAACTAACCTTCCTGATTTCGAAACCGCACGACTAAGGCGTAGTGGGCCGTCCATACGCGAGAAATTGCGAGATGGATTGCCAATGGATTGCATTGCGTGCGGCGAGAGGTGGGTGAAGTGGACGCTTATTTCGAACGCGTCACTTGAGTGCTGGCAGCGGTTGAAATCTGGAAATTGAAATTCAACGTAGCTTCAGAGGTCACGCTGATATCAATAATTTTCCCAGTGCCCACCGCTCTGGATGGGCATCAGTGAAAAGGTCCGTCAGCCTTCGCAGCCCATCTGGTAGTTGCTTGCATGCTCGGGGCTGCAAAACGACAACTCTCGAGTGCGAAGCACCTGCCGATTGGTGTATGGGTCGCGGGTGCGGTCGTGAATGTTGCGGCGCACCACCTTTTCGGCTGGCTTGCCGCAGTACGTGCACTTCGTTTGTGTTGCTGCTGCATCGGTCATCGTGTTGCCCTCCGTTGATTTCCAATGCCGCCTCATAGAAGCGGCATCAGTAAATCTGTGGGTGTTTCCCGCGCCGCTTACCAGGTCATTCGCCAGTTCGGTCAACACCTCGTCAGCCGTCGCAGCGGGCTGGCGCTTGTTGCTGGCTAGTTGCTACTCTGCGATATGACCAAGGAGTGGGGTTTCATAGTGGACGCCGATAAACCGCAGCGGTTGAAGCTCAAACAGAAGTTCAGCGAGAGCAAACCAACGGCGCATGTGCCGGGGCAGGGGTTCAGCGAGGCGTCAGAGAAATTCTTTTCTGATTTAGCCTTGCGAAAGGCTGGCGAGGTAGACAAAGCCGCTATCTTCGACCAGCGATACAAGGCCGATCATGAACTCGACGAAGTAACTAGAGAGCTTCGATCCGAATTCGCTCTGCTAAACAAAATTATTGAGCTTCAAGAAATCGCCAAACAAAAGGGCACGAAGCTAAGCCGCAAGGCCGCAAAAGCGGCGATTAAAGAGGCGAAAAAGGCCAGCAAGGCGGCCAAAAAGCCTAAGACCGTTTCCCCGCCAAAGCGGACGAAGCCCTCCACAAAAGAGCCTGAGTCAAAATGGCTTCGAAAGATCTGTTGGCGGTGTAATAGCCGATTCTCAATTCATTCTGACTGGGAGCGCCCCCCAAGTCTTTGTCCGGCATGCACGAAAGACATCAACGAAACCTATCTCCCAACCGCTCCTGATCGCTCCAAGCCCGTTGGATGGGTCCACATCGTTAGTGGTGGTGCGCCAGGCATGGGTAAGCGCCGATAGCTCCTGCCCAGTATTCTTCCGAAAGCGCCCGATACAGGCGCTGACGTGAAAATTTCTGAAGCTGCCGGTTACCCGCTACTGGCGTCGGTCACCGGCTTGAATCAAATGTTCTTCCAGCCGCGGGCCTTTCGGCTTGTTCTCCCGCTGGATAACTGTTCTTGGCGCTTTACGCTGCACGCCCGGGTCAGTTGCCAACCCTCTGAACCGTTTAGGCCGGTTCATCGCTGCCTTTGAATCTGGGCCGGTGGTGATCCGGCAAGGGTGGAGCTGTGTGACTAAAGAGCGGCGGGCTGTGAGGCCCTTCGCAGTGGCTGAGTGTCGCTGCGATGGAGTTAATATAAGTGGGCTTATTTTATTCGTCAATAAGCATGCTTATAAAATTTCTTGCGGGCGATAAAAAGCCCGCTCAGCGGCGGGCTCATTCACGCGTCACAGTATTCTCGCCAGCCGATCCTTACGGTGTCGCCGTTCAAGCGCTCGATGCGAATGCCGGTGGTATCTCCGATCTCCTGAATGACCTGGTGCCAGGCCTCGGAGCTTTCGCCCTCTCGCCTAGAGACGACGACGGCTTGCACCTTCTGCACGCCTGGGGCGGCAATGATGCGCTGTAGACGGCGACCTACAAGCTCGTAGGAGTTACGTTGCTTTGCCGTGGGGTAGTTTGCCTGGATCATGCTTCGCTCCTTGCGATAACTGTATGAATGAACAGTATTCTTGTTGACAGATATTGGCAAGATGGGAGCAAGAGGTTTTATGCGTAAATGCATATCTAGGTAGGCGGTTCTTTTTGGCAGGCATGAAAAAGCCCGCACTTGGCGGGCTCTGTTGGCCTGGTGGTATCAGTCGCTTATCGGCGGGTACTTCCCGCTCACCGAGTCCCTGTAAACAATCTCGCTGAACAACCTAGGGCCGTCGCGCATCATGACCAGGGCATGCTTGGCTTCTTCTTTCGTTTCAAATGGGCCGGCACCCACAGCTAGTCCAATCATTGAGACAGCCGGAAGCCCGGTACTGGTAATGGCTTTAATGGTTCGCTGCTGTTCTTCTTCATCACGGCAGGCAGTTGATGCAACCCATCCATTTTTAAGGCGTGGAGTGGCTACTGGTTCGACGTCTGCACCGCAGTGCTTGCACTTGATCGCAGCAGTCTTGATTGTCTCGGCGCACATAGGGCAGGGGCGAATGTCTTTCTCTGCCCGGGCAGAAGTAGGGGAGCCCTTACCGCCCAGCAAAACCATGAGGAGGCCGGCGAGCGCAATCACTCCGCCAATGATGGCGTGGATCTGGCGGTCAGCCATCAACCCCAGGTTATTCACCCGGCCGCCAGCGCCAGTCGGCACGGACACATCCATGCTCAGTGCAAAGACCAGCCAGCAAACGCCGACAATAATCGCGAACGTTCCGAATCCCTTCATCGATTAACTCCCAAAATTGAGCCTGCAGTTTACCATTCGTGGCGTACAGCCACCATTTGGGGAGAAGGGCGTTCAATCTGGTGCATGCGCCTTCAGTTTGGCCAAGCCCTGCTTGATATGCCCGGCGTTCTCTCCGATCGCCTCTAGGGCGCCGCGCACATTCTCGCCGATATTGGCATGGCCTTGGCTTTCGACGAGCAGCGTCAACTCCATCAGCGCAGCTTCTAGGGCCAGCTGGTTCTCATACATGCGTTCCAGGGTGTCTGTAAGGGAGTATTCGGGCGAGGGCATCGCTTGTTCTCCAGTAGATGGCATGGAAAGCATAGCCGCGGGCAAAAAAAATGGCCCGCTTATGTGCGGGCCTAAAGGGAATTCTTCAAAGGAGTAGGGCGACTTTGCACTCTGTCCTGTAAATGCCAGGTGAAAAGGATGTCGGAGAAACGAAAGGTCTGGTGTCGCGTCTGGCTTGAAGGTCGCTTTCAGAATGATGTAGCTATCGACTGGGCCAGTTGCATGTCTGACATGAGCGGAGAAGGATAGGTCGACTGGTAGTATCTGGACGCCTGCTCAAACTCCGCGCCGCGAATCTCGCCGTCTGAACCAATGAAGGCCAGGGCGTCGGTCTTAGCTGACTTGAAAACCTTTGGCGGCTCGGTCGTGAGAGATGTAGTTGCTCCAATCAAAATGGTTGGTGCGGAAATTGTGAGAAATATCGCAGCAGCGATAGGGTTGGCGCCATCACCTGATACGGCCTGCGTGCTGACCGATGCCAGTAGGGCAATCACCAGGGTCTTCCATGAATCCATTGTCGATGCGTCCATTGCGATCAGAGGCCGACACCATATCAGTGCAGGACGCTGGCCAGATACAAGAAGCCCAACGCTTGGTCGGGCATTGAGTTAGGCAGCAGTATCAGGAAAACCAACCATACCCAGGGCACTTCATGGCTCGAAGGCGATGCAACAGCGCTAGTGCTTCTGGAAAATCATAATCCGAGGCACCGAGCTTGGAGCGCTTTACGTACTTCAACGCGTCATCAACCTGCTGCATGTCTGCGAGTCGCTCAAAATTGCGACATTGCTCTATCCGTTCACCGTCCGTAACGGGCATTGGTAGTGCGTCGATCTGTTTTTCGTATTCGGTTTTTTCTTTTGGCGTGCTGAAGCAGCCCGAGAAAATAAGAGGTGCAACTAACAGGGTCGCGATGCGTAAAGCGCTCATCACCACATTCCTTTGTGTATGCGAGCGCTGATCAGCTCGCGATAGTTCCGTCTATGTTGCCGCGCCAGACCAGGCAGCTATTCGGGTTTTCTTCGGCTTATTTGCCCGGCCTTCACCTCATCCGCATATCCCACCAACCTCTCGGCTTCCTCATAAAGCGTACCCACCAGCCCCATCAGGGCTATGGCGTCCGCATCGCTGAGCTTTTCTGCGAGCTTACCCAGGTCGATACAGGACTCCTCAAGGTTTGAGGCGATCGCCTTGAGATCGCGGCGCAGTTGCTGGTTTGGCTTCGTGAGGGACATTGGGCCTCCTGAAAAGCATCAGTAAAACTTCTGCAGCGCCTGTACAACCACGCCAACGATCCGGCAATTCTCATCGACCGCCTCAATGGGGTAGCTCGGATTCAGCGGCTTCAGGAACAGCCTGCCGCCATCGCTGACCAGCTTCTTGAATGTGGCTTCGTTGCTGTCAGGGAGTTTGGCCACGACTAGCTTACCTGGCGCAACCTCGGCCTCGGTGTCCACTAGGATCAGCGTGCCTTCAGTGATGCTCTGGCCGGCGGGCGCGGTCATCGAGTCACCTTTAACGGTTAGCCAGAACGCAGGGCCCTTCGAGTTGTATTCTGAAAACTCGTAGCGGTCGGAAATACCAACAGGGTACGGCTCGACCGCCTCAGCCCATGAGCCCGCAGAAACCCAGCTGATCACTGGATAGCGGAAGCTCTGAGGATTCTGAGCAGCCAGCGATACGTTCGACTCTTCCTTTTTTGAGTCAATGACCATGGGCCCAATTTCGTCCGAAAGCCAAATAGCACTCACGCCGCATATGTGGGCGAATTTTGGAAGGTGTGCGCTTTGAAGGTTCTTGCCTGTCTCCAGCTGGGAGATCAGGGGCTGCTCAACACCGGAAACCGTCGCCAGTTTTGCCTGGGTCAGCTTCGCGTGTTTCCGCGCTGCTTTTAGTCGTTCTGCAAGTGTGCTCATGCACATGAATTTATAAGTTCCCTTATTGGCTTGCAAATAAGCATGCTTCTACTTAGGATATAAGCAGGCTTATCAGGAGGGCTCTCACATGACCCCCATCGAAAGGCTCGTCGACTTCTTCGGCGGGCAAACCAAAACCGCTTCAGCGCTCGACGTGTCCCAAGCAGCCGTTTCGTACTGGGTCGCCGGGATTCACCCGATGCGTGCAGAAAAAGCATTCAAGGCTGAAGAGTTGACCGGTGGAAAAATCACTGCGCGTGAGCTGTGCATGCCTCAGAAGCGCGCCCGATCCGCCGCCTGACATCCTTGTCCGCCGCTCCATTGAGCAAATGATCGCCTCTGCACCTGCAGGGCGCCACGTAAAGAATTTCGAGGTGTTACATGCAGGACTTGATGAAGGCGATCTATGACGTGGTGGACGACCACGGAGCAGGGCGGATTGCAGAGGGCGCAAGCTTCTCTTCGAAGACGCTGCTCTCCCAGAAGGCGAACCCGGACTACGACAGCCACAAGCTGAACGTCCAGGAACTGCACCGGATTATGAAGTTCACCCAGGACTTCCGTCCGCTGAAGGCGTGGGCCGAGGCTTTCGGTTTCGACCTGGTGCCAAAGGAAAAGCCCGAGGGCATCAACCTCAACTCCGCGCTGCTGCGCTTGCACGCTGACCTGGCCGACGTGACCCGCCTTGCCTTCGATGCCCAGGCCGATGGCCGGGTTTGCACTCGCGAGAAGTCCGAACTGCTCAAGGAGGCTGAGGAAGTAATCGTCAGCCTGGAAGTGTTCAAGCAGTCCGTGAAGGCAGCCTGAATTTCAGACATAAAAAAGCCGGGGCGCAATCCCGGCTTTTTCAACAGCAATACAACTTGTGGAGCGAATCATGCACCAACACACCGAATCGATCAATAGCCCCAACATTTCCGCGCCACGTTTTTCGCAATCTGAAAGCGTGGCGCCCGGAGTTTCTATGTCCAGCCTTGAGTTGGTCGACTTCATCAACTCCAAGCGCGAGAAGGGTCAGCCGACCCTGACGCACAAGAACCTTATCGCAAAGGTGCCGCGTGTTCTCGGCGCCGATCAATCGGCTAAATTTTCAGCCGATTACCTTGATGCCCGTAGCCGCGTACAAAAGTGCTTTGTGTTCCCCAAGCGTGAAGCCTGCCTGATCGCCATGTCGTACAGCTACGAGCTTCAGGCATTGGTGTTTGATCGCATGACAGCGCTTGAGGATCGTGAGCGCGCCCGCGCACTGCCGAGCAATCCAAAGATCATCGGCGAGTTGGCAATCCTTGAATGCTTTGACCGCCTGTTGAAGCCTGCCAACTCCAGCAAGATGATGATGCTGGCCAAGATCGCCGCCAACAACGGCCTGGACGCCAAATTCCTCCCAGGCTACGCCGTGGACGCTGCCCCTGAAGCCGCTGGCGGTTCGTCGATGCCCACCAAGGCAATCACCGCCCTTATCAAAGAACACGCCATTGCCAGCACCGCGCGCGCCTTCAACCTTGCTTTGGAGGCCCACGGCTTCCTCAAGGTCCTCCAGCGCAAAAACTCCAAGCAGCGAATGGTGGACTTCTGGTCTGTGACCGAGAAGGGCATGGCCTACGGCAAGAACCTCACCAGCCCTCAATGCCCCCGCGAGACGCAGCCTCACTGGTATGTGGATCGGTTCCTTGAATTGGCCGCTAAGGTCGGGAAGGCCTGACATGCAATACACCGTCACGATTAACCAGGTGAAGGCGCTGGAGTGGGGGCTGAATTCTCAGCAGGCCCTGCTGTTCGCGTTCGTCTACGGTTGCCCGAGCTGGACCAAGCCAATCAAGACTGATGACGGGATCTTCTTCGCGCTGAGCAAGGCAAAGATCACTGAGGAGCTTCCGCTACTCACTGACAAGCCGGACACCGCTTACCGCATGCTGAAGGCCCTGGAGGAGGCCGGTTTGATTGAGCTTCGCCCTGAAGCATTCCGACTCACCGAAAAAGACTGTGAGTGGAACCCGGACCGTATGGGCCGCGTCACCGCGCACCAACCGCCAGTCCTCCCGCCCCGGCGCAGGACGAAAAAGAAACCAATCCCTTCTGGCTTGCGTGCTCTGGTATTCGCCCGCGACGGTCACGCGTGCTTGCGCTGTGGCTGCTCGGTGCTGATGCGCTTGAGGGCTGATCACGTCGTACCTGAAAGCCAAGGTGGAGAGGCTTCGTTGGGCAACCTCCAGACCCTTTGCATGTCCTGCAATAGCTGGAAGGGCGTGCGGACGATTGATTTCCGCGCGTTCGCCGGAGGTGCAGCATGAGCATGGGCCTTATGGTTGCCGCAATGAAGCTTCGCGTTGGTAATCCGCTGCGCAAGCTGGTTCTGATCAAGCTGGCTGACAACGCCAGCGACGTAGGCGAGTGCTGGCCGTCTTATCAGCACATCGCCGATCAGTGCGAGATCAGCAAGCGCTCTGTCATGAACCACATCACAGCCTTGTGTGACGCGGGATTGCTGCGCAAGGAAATCCGGAAGGGTGGCCCAAAGGGAAATTCGTCAAACGTTTACTTTCTAACCCTCGACGGTGGTGGTGCACCTTCTGCACCAGGGGGGGGCAGCAGATTCACCAGGGTAGTGCATCAGGTTCAACCCCTAGTGAATCTCCTGCACCAGGGGGTAGTGCAGCAGCTGCACCCAGAATCAGTAACTCTCTTGAACCAGTCATAGAACCGGTCATTGAACCAATTGCACCCCCGGCTCCTGCCGAGGTTGTGCCGGCTCAGTCCCGCGGCTTGGTGCTGGTGGTTGATCGCACCGATGCCCCACGGGTCGAGATTCCCGCCGACATGCCCGGCCCCAAAGACCAGACCTGCAAAACCTTCAAGGTCTGGGCGAACTACGCCATGGCCTACCGCAAACGCTACAGCGCCTGGCCGGTGTGGAACGCCAAGGCGGGCGGCCAGCTCGGCCAACTGGTCGACCGCCTCGGTGCCGATGTCGCCCATCACGTCGCCGCGCACTTCCTGAAAACCAGCGATGCCGCCGTCTTGCGCAAATGCCACAGCCTCAACGAACTGCTGGCCAACGCCGAGAGTTACCACACCCAGTGGGTGACCGGACAGCGCATCAACGGCACAACCGCCCGCCAGATGGAACGGACCGAGGCAAACCACTCCGCAGCGGAGCAGGCCGCCCAGATGGTTTTGGCCAAACGCCAAGCAGGTGACCGCAATGAATACCTCTGAAATGAACGACCAGCAGGTTGCCGGACTGGCCGCTGCAATCTGCGCAACGGCCGAGGCGATGGGCCAGGAAATGAACCCCGGCACCGCCGCTATGATGGCCGAAGACCTCTGCGCCTACCCGGTGCCCGTCGTCAAAGCCGCGTTGAAAGCGTGTCGCTTCGAAGTGAAGGGCAAGCTGGCTATGGCTGACATCCTGCAGCGCGTCCAGACCTCCGATGGCCGCCCTGGGAAGGATGAGGCTTGGGCCATCGCCATGACCACCAACGATGAATTTGAAACCGTGGTGCTGACTGACGAGATCCAGCTGGGCCTGGCCGCTGCGAAACCCATCTTGGATGGCGGCGACAAAATCGGCGCGCGCATGGCCTTCATCGACGCCTACCAGCGGTTTGTGGGCCAGGCCCGCGAGGATGCGAAACCAGTCAACTGGCATGTGTCAGTGGGCTTCGACGCCAACCGCCGCATCCAGGCTGTGACCAAGGCAATGGAGCTGAAGCGCATTCCCCACGAACACGCCCAGAAGTACCTGGCAGACCTTAGCGTTGAGTCGATCACCGAGGATGGTCGTGCCATTGCAGGTCTGCTCACCGGTGCCGTCACCCGGGCAGAGCCGGTGCTTCGCCAAAAACTGGAGATCGTGAAGAGCTCGATGCTGGAAATGCGGAAGGCCAGCGAAGAACGGAAGCTCGAAATGCGGATTGAAGCGGCCAACGAATTGGCAGATCGCCGGGCCCTGCTGATCAAGCAGGCGCAGGAACTGGAAGAGAAGAGGGCGGCGCAATGACCGACAAGATCAGCGTCAACTGTCAGGCCAAGCTCACCGAGGCGATCACATGCTTGACCACCATGTACCGGGACAAGAAGTTTGTGGTGGTCTCCCTGCGCCCGGGCAAGGACCGCACGCTTGACCAAAATCGGTTGTGGTTCGGGATGTACAAGCGCATCGCCGAAATGACCCAGATCGGTGACGCCGCGGACGCCCGTCGGTACTGCAAGCTTCACTTCGGCGTGCAGATCCTGCTGAACGAGGACGCTGGTTTCCAGGCCGAGTGGTACCGGGTGATGCGTCACCTGCCATACGAAACGAAGCTGGCCATGATGGGCGAGTGCCATTTGTTTGGCCCTGATGGCTTCCCGGTGACCAGCCTGTTCAACCGCGCCCAGGGCATCAATTACACCGACCGCATCGCAGCCTACTTCACAGGCCAAGGTGTGGTTTTCACTGATCTGCTCAGCAAGGAGGCTGCATGATCGCCAAGCAACCCAAACCGAAGAAGTGCAAGAACCCCGCATGCGGCATCAGCTTCCCGCCGCAGCGCCTAGGCCAGGCCGTATGCAGCCCAAAGTGCGGTCTCGCCATCAAGGACGTGAACCAGGTGAAGGCGCGCAAGTCGCTGGCACAGGTCGAGCGCCGCGAGATCAAAGTCCGCAAGGAGAAGCTGAAAAGCAGGGCGGATCACCTGCGCGAAGCCCAATCCGTAGTGAACGAGTACGTGCGTCTGCGTGACGCGCACCTGCCGTGCATTAGCTGCGACTCGATGCCAAACGACCACGACCTCATGACTGGCAGCCGCTGGGATGCCGGGCACTATCGATCGGTCGGCGCCTGCCCGGAGCTGCGCTTCGAGCCGCTGAACATCCACCGCCAGTGTGTGAAGTGCAACCGCAACCTTTCCGGCAACGCCGTGGAGTACCGCATTCGCCTGGTGCTGCGTATCGGCGCCGAGAAGGTGGCATGGCTGGAAGGGTTGCATCCGGCCTGCAAGTACACCGTGGAAGAGATCAAGGCCATCAAGGCCAAGTACCGGGCAAAGACCAGAGAACTGAAAAAAGGGGAAGCCGCATGAAACTGATCAACGCAAGGCAGGTGTGGACCGAAGCGCAGCAAGAATCGAACGCGTCGATCAGCGCCGTGGCCATCGACAAGGCACAGTCGGCACCGATCAAGAAGGGGCAGCGCATGCGCCGCGCCGAGGCTGTGTTCGCTGCGCTGGGGGAAGACAAGGAGGAGCGCATCCAGGTTGTGCGGCAGAAGATCAGCATCAGCGAGACGCGCGGGACGCCGCTGGGCCGGTCCACTGCCCGCGCTGCTCACCTGGCTACGATCGGGAAAGTGCTACGCGCCATCGACACACTTCCGTTCCAGGTGCAGCAGTTCGGTCACTACCTGTACCACCCGGCGATGAACATGCGGCACCTGCTGAATGCGGTGCTGCTGATCACCGCCAAGGCCGCGCTGCCAGATCTGACTTCGGCCAAGCGCGTGAAGGCGCTGTACCTGGTCACCCTGGCACTGCAGTCGTACAAGGGGGAGGTTGCAGGATCTGCCGAGTGGGGGCCGGCACGAGTAGCCGCCGAGATGAACGCGTTCTTCGGCGTGAACATCGACCCAAAGAACTGGACGCGTGATTGGCTCGACCTGTGGGAATCCCTGAAAGAAGTGATAAAGGAAGTGGATATTCACGCCCAGCAACCACTATGGCAGGTGATCCACGCGGAAAAAGATCAAGAAGCGGCATAATTATATTGACATGACGGCGTTTTTCGCATACTTTTCCCATAGTGCATAAGTAACGCGAAACGCACACGAAACCTTAACCCGGCCAAGCGCCGGGTTTTGCATTTGTGATCAGCACTCCACGCCAAACCCAGCGCACGTGGTGCAGGTCGCTCCGGAATCCTTTCCGGTTCCTGAGCAGTTCGTGCATGGGCGAAGATCGTTTGGGCCGATGGAATGGAGTGCGGTCCTGCAGCGCTGACCATCGCCTATATCTGCTAAGCAAGCGTCGTTAGAGAATCTGTCGCTCGGCCGTTTGCAGGATCTGCAAAACGAATTGGGCGTCCGTGGCATATATCACCTCATTTGAGTTATCCAAGAGTTGTAGTCCGTGAGCGGCGAATCGTTTCTCTCGCTTGGCGCGCGTGAATTTACTGTAGCGAGGAAAGCTCTTGGGAAGGCCAGGACGTCGATAGCCGGAAAGCGCGGCTATCGGAAGCGACCTCGGCCTGTTGGTCCGTTTGCCTCAAGAGTGACCATTCACTATTTGACCTAGGTGAAACCATTTAAGGTGAATTGGTCTGCCAGTGATTGATTCCGCCGAATTTCCTGGGTCCTTTAAAGGGTCCTCCCTCCCTTCAGGCCACATCGCGAAGTCCGTGACAATAACTGCCGAAGTCAGTTGGATCGAGTTCTCAGTTCCCTGACGGAAATAGTCGGGAAACCCTGTATCCAGATCTGACGTTTTGACGTAGATCCGATGTCGCCAAAAATCTTCGTGGCTTGTGCATTCCTGCAGAATAAATGGGTCGTTAATCCTTGACTTGGTGCTTTTGTATTCTTCTATTAGACGCGCAGATGTCAGCCAGTTGATCCTGCTTGGTGGGGGCACATTAAAGTCTGGCTTGCCACCCACAAGTGTGGAATACGCCCGCTCAAGCGTCGTTATCGCGTGCGATAGGAGTCTCTCGTTCTTTCGATCATTCTCGGCCTCTGCCAAAGCCTTTGAGTGGTTCGAGTTGCTCGCCTCTATCGCCCGAAAAGCCGCGTAAGCAGATGCGGCCCCTGTAGCGGCTGATAGCGCAGCCGCCACAGCAGCAACTGTGGTCCATATCAAATTCCATTCCATAAGTTTCTCCCGCCTTCTGAGGTTCGGAGACTCGTTTACCAACCATCCATAGTCAAGAGGTCCGAGCATGGAGTTTTTGCACCGCCTGCTCGATAAGACCGAGTGGCTAATTGCTGGCCTGATCGGCGCTATCGTCGCCAGTTGGTGGCACAAGGACGACCTGGCAGACTGGCGTGCCTGGGTGATCTTCCTGGTCACTGGAGTAGCCTGTTCGCTTTACTTGACCGGGATGGTGAGTGCCTATCTCAACGTCACCGAGCCGAGCATCGTTGCCGGGATCGGTTTTCTCCTTGGCACGTTCGGCGGCTCGCTTCTGGCAGCAATCAACCGAGCCATAAAAGCCGCTGACCTCTGGGCGCTCATTCGCCAGCGGTTCGGGGGAGGCAATCCACCATGAATCTTGAACTCATCAACTCCATCGCCTGCGGCCTTATCGCGCTTTGGGCTGCCTGGTGCGTACTGAGCGGGAAGGTGAGGGACGGCATCCTCGGGAAGCTGATCTATTCGGCCATTGCCATCAGCGGTTTCGTAGTAATGACCCGCAGCCAGAACATCTTCTTCGGGCCGACCACTGCTGGCCTGACATTCCACGTTGCTCTCTGCATGGCCGGGGTGCGCCACATGTTCATGGTCATGTACTGGAGGACAGTGAAAGCCTGGCTGTGCCGGACGTTGAACTGCGAGCACTGCTTGCACTGTGACAAGGCGCCCCGTGGTGTTGAGCGCCGGAGCAAATAGTCCTTTTCAAGGTTCGTTCAGACTATCGCTTTACCAATTTGAGTTCTGGCCGCGTGTGTATCTGGTCAGAATTGGTCTTCCTAGACAAGTTGTTGAGCAAGCCAATTTGTTCGCTGAGCGCTTTCATAGCATTGGTTAGATCTTCAAGCTCAGCTGTTACGGCCGGGTGTTCAGCTAAACCAGAGTTTTTCAGGGTCAAGAATACATTCGCCAGCTTGATGAAGTGTTCAGATGCTTGGAGTAGCTCTTTTTTGATTTGTTGCGTGTGCACTTTTGGTTCCTGCACTTCTGTAGTTAGTACAAGAGTGTCGGCGAACATCCTCGCAAGATTAGCTCCAGCGACGAACGGTGATAAATTAAATGACCGATCCTCGCCACGTTTTCGAATGCGCCTGAACGTGGCGCAGACTAGGGTTACTGCTCAGTCAGCCAGCTTATCCATTCATCCTTGCCGCCATTAAGGCTCGCTCCTTGCTTAGAGGTTTGAGCACCGCGGGTTGCTCTCCGATCTTCATGAACAGGAAATAATGGTCGTGATCATCGTGCAGGATACGGTAGACGTCAGCTGTTCTGTCAGTGCTAGGCGAAGTCAGCTTGTCCACGATCAATGTGTAAGCGCTAACTCCCAGCTTGTCCAAAGCTGTTTGCAGCTCTGCGTCAATCCTTGCTCGCCATTTCTTCATGTTGTGTCGATATGCTAGGACTACGAGAACGATTGCTATTATTGGCATTACCCCGGCCGTGAAGACCGTAAAAAACGTATCCATGATCTCTCTTTGCTGATTAAGAAAACTGTTCATGAATACCCGCAAGCTTGCAAGACGGCAAGAGAAGGGCACGATATGAGTCGACCAATGCCGCCACTATCGCTGCTTGAATTGTCCGACTTTGGCGTTCGCATTATTCCTGCTCCCGAGGTGTGGGAATGGCTCCAAGCAGAGATCCTCGCTGACACCGGCAGCATTCACAACGAAGAGCATGCCCACCTACTGGATGCAGACATCCGGATCATGTGGGCATCGTCGAGCTTCGCCAAGCAGGGCCGCACAGTCCTGGGCCAGGCCGAACAGCTAGCGTTCCGCGCCGGTGGCTGGCAGAAAGCCCGGATGGAGCAGCAGATGCGTGATTGGTTCGGCGAGGTGCCGGCCTTCATCATCACGTTGGCTGCCGACTACTGCGCCCAGTGCAGCGACCTTGAGTTCTGCGCGCTGATCGAACATGAGCTGTATCACCTGGCTCACGCGACCGACAAGTACGGTCAACCAGCATTCACCCAAGACGGTGCACCGAAGATCAAGCTGCAGAGCCACGACGTCGAAGAGTTCGTCGGTGTGGTCCGCCGCTACGGTGCAAGCCCTGACGTTCAAGCGTTGGTGGATGCTGCAAACAGTCCTGCCGAGGTGGGGAAATCGAACATTGCGAGGGCCTGCGGAACCTGTCTGCTCAAGCTGGCTTAATCCTTGACAGCCCTTGACGGAAAACGAATCTATGGCAGCCCTGAAAGATGAGGTGAAGGCCTTTATTGTCCAAGCCCTGGCCTGCTTCGACACCCCCAGTCAGGTTTGTCAGGCCGTCAAGGAGCAATACGGCATCGAGGTATCCCGCCAACTGTGTGAGCGATACGACCCTACCAAGTACTCCGGTCGTGACCTTGGGCAGAAGTGGAAGACGTTTTTCGAAGAGTGCCGCAAGCGCTTCAGGGAGGAGACAGTCGATATACCAATCGCCAACCGAGCCTTCCGCCTACGCGCCATGAACCGCTTTGTGGAGAAGGCCGAGACGATGAAGAACATCGGCCTGGCCATGCAGATTCTTGAACAGGCCGCGAAGGAAACCGGCGACATCTACGTCAACCGGGCAAGGAAGGAAGAGGCTGGCGACGAACCGGTGATCCCGACCCGCATCCAGGTCGACGTGGTGGATGCGAGGAAGCCAAATGCCGAGCCTTAACGTTCCACAGGCTCAGTTCCTCACGCTGCCCCACAAATTTCGTGCGTTCGTTGCCGGTTTCGGCTCAGGCAAGACCTGGGTGGGCTGTTCGGCACTGAGCAAGCACTTCATGGAGTGGCCCGGCGTCAACGCTGGCTACTTCGCACCGACTTACCCGCAGATCCGGGACATCTTCTATCCGACCATGGATGAGGTGGCTTACGACTGGGGGCTGAAGACCAAGATCAACCAGGCGAACCACGAAGTTCACATCTACAGCGGACGGCAGTATCGCGGCACTGTGATTTGCCGGTCGATGGAGAAGCCGCAGACCATCGTCGGTTTCAAGATCGGCCAGGCCCTGGTCGATGAGCTGGACGTGATGAGCTTGCTGAAGGCTCAACAGGCCTGGCGCAAGATCATTGCCCGGATGCGTTACAACCTGCCCGGGCTGAAGAACGGCGTGGACGTAACTACAACCCCCGAGGGCTTCAAGTTCGTCTACCAGCAGTTCGTGAAGCAACTGCGCGACAAGCCGGCGCTGAATGATATGTACGGTTTGGTGCAGGCCAGCACGTTCGACAACGAGCTGAACCTGCCGGATGACTACATCGCATCCCTGATGGAGTCGTATCCGCCGCAGTTGATTCAGGCCTATCTCCGTGGGCAGTTCGTCAACCTGACGTCCGGCACGATCTACACGGCCTACGACCGCAAGCTCAACGGGTGCTTCGATACAGTGCAGCCCGGAGAGCCTCTGTTCATCGGCATGGACTTCAACGTCGGAAAGATGGCTGCGATCACCCATGTCAAACGCGACCAGGGGTTGCCCAGGGCAGTGGATGAGTTGACCGACGGCTACGACACGCCCGACATGATCCGCCGCATCAAGGAGCGCTACTGGCAGCACGATGGGAATGACTTCAAGAAGACATGTGAAATCAGGATCTACCCGGACGCCTCGGGCGATTCGCGCAAGTCTGTGAACGCCAGCATCACCGACCTTGCCATGCTCAAGCAGGCCGGGTTCGCGGTCATCGCTCCAGCGGCAAACCCGCCGGTGAAGGACCGAATCAACGCAATGAACGCAGTCTTCTGCAATGCGCAGGGCGAGCGCCGCTACCTGGTCAACCCGCTCACCTGTCCGACCTACGCCGATGGCCTGGAGCAGCAGGTGTGGGGCACGAACGGGGAGCCAGACAAAACCGCCGGCATCGATCACGCGAACGATGCCGGCGGCTACTTCATCCACCGCGAGTACCCGATCATCAAACCGGTCACCGCTATCAAAATGGGATACGCCCGATGAGCAACGACGTCTCCTTCAAACGGGCGGAATACACAGCAGTGCTGGACCGCTGGGCCACCGTTCGCGACGTCTGCGCCGGCCAGCACCGGGTTGTCGATCGGTTGCCATACATCAACGCGCACGACAAGTCTCCGGAAAACGAAGACCGGAACCGTGCTTACCGCGAGCGGGCGGTGTTCAAGAACGCCACCGGGCACACTCGTAACGGGCTGTTGGGCCTGGCCTTTCATAAAGACCCGACGCTCACGGTACCGAAGAAGCTGGAATACCTGCAGGACAATGCCAACGGTTCCGGGGTGAGCATTTACCAGCACTCACAGGGCACGCTTGAAAAGGTGCTTGAAGCTGGTCGCCACGGTCTGTACGTCGACTATCACCAAGACGACGGCATCGGTGGGCACTCGGTGATCCTTTCCTACTGCGCCGAGGACATCATCAACTGGCGTACCGGTATGGTGAACGGCCATAGCGTTTTGACGCTGGTAGTGCTGCGCGAGTCTCCGGAAATTCCCGACGGGTTCGGCTACAAGACGGCTGAGCAGTACCGGGAACTGGCGCTTGAGGATGACGGATTCGTTTGCCGTGTTTGGCGCCGGTCCGGTCCGAAAGGTGGCGGGCCACTGGCAGTCATTGAAGAGTTCAAGCCAGAAGGTGTAACCGGTCGCCTCAAGGAGATCCCGTTCACCTTCGTCGGCGCACAGAACAATGATCCAAGCATTGATGAGTCGCCTCTCTACGACATCGCCATGATCAACCTGGGTCATTACCGCAACAGCGCCGACTACGAAGACAGCGTCTTCTGGTGCGGCCAGGCCCAGCCGTGGATCTCTGGCTTGGACGAGCAGTGGCGCGACTGGATGGAGAAGAACGGCGTCTATGTCGGCTCCAGGGCGCCGATGATGCTGCCGTCCGGTGGCCAGTTCGGCTACGCGCAACCACTGCCGAACACTTTGGTCAAGGAGGCTATGGCCGACAAGAATCAGATGATGATCGAGCTCGGGGCGCGGATGGTTGTAGCTTCTCTGTCGTCCAAGACGGCGACCGAGGCCCGTGGCGATCAATCAGCGTCCACTTCGGTGCTGGCTGGCTGCGTGGCGAACGTCAGCGAGGCTTACACACGGGCAATCATGTGGTGCTGCGCCTACATGGGTATCGCTGACAAGAAGGTCGCGTACCAGGTGAACCAGGAATTCGTCGAGCTGACGGCCGACCCGCAGATGATCACGGCCTTGGTTGGCTTGTGGCAGAACGGCGGCTTCGCCAAGGCCGACCTGCGGGCCTACCTGCGCAAGCTGGGGCTGATCGCGCCAGAGCGTACCGACCTGCAGATCGATGGTGAGCTGGAAGGGCAGGGCGATGGCCTGGGCCTGGACGACGAGGACAAACCGAATGGCGGCAAACCAAGCAATCCTTGACGCGACCATCCGGCACGCGGTCTTCCTCGAAAAGCTCAAGGCTGGGGAGGTGGGCAAGTTCGCTCCCTTCCTCAAGGAGATTGATCGTTCGATCCGTGACCGGCTCACCCAGTCAGATCTGACAGAGTACAGCGTCAAACGTCTGGAAGCGTTGCTGAAGGAGGTCGACAGCCTGTTGCTGGGCATCTTCGACCGGTACAGCGCGCAGTTGAACCTCGACTTGGTGGACATCGCCAATTACGAGGCGGAGTTCGAGGTGACCAGCCTTGCCCGATCAGCGCCGGTTGGCGTGTCACTCAATGTGGTGGCGCCCACGGCTGCTGCAATTCGCACCGTGGTGCTGACGAATCCACTCAGCGTGCGCGGTACTAGCGGCGGGAAGCTGGTGAAGTCATTCATCAAGGGCTGGACCAGCGCCGAGCGCGAGCGCGTCACGGGCACGATCCGGCAGGGTTTCTTCGAAGGGCAGACGAACTTCCAGGTCATTCGCAACATCCGCGGCACGAAGGCGGCTGGCTACAAGGACGGCATCCTGGCCACCATCAACCGCAATGCCAGCACAGTCGTGCACACCGCTATTCAGCATGTGTCGTCCCAGGCGCGCATGGAGGTGGCCAAGGCCAACACGGATATCGTGAAAGAGATCCAGATGGTGGCCACGCTGGACAGTAAGACCAGTCAGCAATGTCGGTCGATGGACAAACGACGGTTTCCGGTTGATTCGGGGCCTCGGCCACCGTTTCACCCTAACTGCCGAACCACCTTCATTCTGCTGACCAAGCTCAGTGAGATGTTCGCCAAAGGTGCTACCCGCGCTTCATTGGGTGCCGATGGCGGCCAGCAGGTCAGTGCTAGCCTGGATTACTACCACTGGCTCCAGCAGCAGCCGGCATCGTTCCAGAACGTGGCTATCGGCCCGATCCGGGCCAAGCTGTTCCGGGAGGGCGGGTTGACCGTCGAGCGCTTCGCCGAACTGCAGCTTGATCGGAACTTCGCGCCGCTGACTCTGGTGCAAATGAAAGGGCTAGAGCCGCTGGCATTTGAAAGAGCAAACATTTAGATTTCGTACCTTAAATGGATTTCAAGGTAGCGTAAAATGTCGAGATATAAGCAGCTTTCAGATGCATACGCGGTGAACACTCAGGCGTTGATTGTTTATAGGCAAGAGGCGAGAGATGCGCTCACGAAAATTCGTGATGCCGTTCGGAAGCACCTCGGACTCATTGTTGTCGACACCGATATAGTGCGAATAGTCTCAGAGAATGGATCAAACGTTTTCTCGACTCTTGCAGTGCTTGAACATGGAGAGTCGGTCCACTTCGAACTTGTTGTGAGCCTTGGCGGCGACGGTGGACTACCGAAGTCCGACATCGCCATCCCCGCAGTGATCGGTAAAAAATCGAACCACATCAATTTATCGATACCTGGAATAAATTTTGAAATTGTCCTGGATAGCGATGATCGCTATCAGGCAGTCGCCGAATCGGTCTTTGAAGCCATTCTCAGCCGGCTGGAAAAATTCTAATAATCATTGATAGCTGCGCTCCGTAATTGGAGGGCTAACAAACAAGACCTCGGTTAATTGCCGGGGTTTTTTTATGCCTGCAAAGCGGGCCGACCAAACCCAAGGGGTGCATCAACGTGGCAGAAGAAAACGAGATCGACCTGGAAAACCCGGCAATCAAGGCCGCTATCGCGACTGCCGTTGAAGCCTCCGTGACTGGGTTGAAGTCCAAAAACAATGACCTGCTGGGCAAGCTGAAGGAAACCACCGGCAAGCTGACCCAATTCGAGACCCAGTTCGAAGGCATCGACATCGACGCCGTTAAAGGCCTGCTCAGTCGTGCGGGCCAGGACGAAGAAACCAAGCTGTTGACCGAGGGCAAGGTCGACGAGGTCTTCAACCGCCGCACCGAACGCTTGCGTGGCGACTATGACAAGCAGTTAAAGGCTATCACCGTCCGCGCCGAGAAGGCCGAAGCCTTCGCCGCCAAGTTCCAGGGCAAGGTCCTGGGCGACTCGGTGCGCGGCGCTGCACTGAAAGCTGGCGCACTGCCGGAAGCAACCGACGACATCATCCTGCGCGCCAAAGGCGTGTTCTCTCTGAACGAAGAGGGCGAAGCGGTCGCCGTCGATGAGCATGGACAGACCATCCTCGGCAAAGACGGCAAGACCCCTCTGACTCCGCTCGAATGGGCGGAATCCCTGCGCGAAAGCGCACCACACCTGTGGCCAAGGGCTTCAGGGACACAAGCCCCGGGCGGGGGCGGCGGCCAGGCTGCATTCAAGCGCTCCGAAATGACCTCCGAGCAAAAGCGCGAATACCAGCGCAAGCACGGCCAAACCGCATTCCTGCAATTGCCCAAGTAAGGGGAAATACCCATGGCGACAACCGTCAACAGCGACCTGATCATCTACAACGATGAGGCGCAAACCGCATACCTGGAGCGCGTCCAGGACAACCTGGATGTGTTCAACGCATCTTCCAATGGCGCGATCGTCCTCGACAACGAGCTGATCGAAGGCGACTTCCGCAAGCGCGCTTTCTACAAGATTGGCGGCTCGCTGGAACACCGCGACGTCAACTCCACCGGAAAGGTGACCGCCAAAAAGATCGGCGCCGGTGAGGCCGTCGGTGTCAAAGCACCGTGGAAATACGGCCCGTACCAGACCACCGAAGAGGCGTTCAAGCGTCGCGGCCGCCCGGTTGATGAGTTCTCCCAGATCATCGGTGCCGACGTTGCCGACGCGACCTTGGAAGGCTTCATCCAGTACGCCACCGCCGCGCTGCGCGCAGCCATCGGCTCCAACGCCGGCATGGTGGTCTCGGCGAACATCGAAACCGACGGCAAGAAGACGCTGACCCGCGGCATGCGCAAATTCGGCGACAAGTTCGGCCGCATTGCGTTGTGGGTTATGCACTCCAGTGCGTACTTCGACATCGTCGACGAGGCCATCACCAACAAAATCTACGAAGAGGCTGGCGTCGTTATCTATGGCGGCCTGCCTGGCACCCTGGGCAAGCCCGTACTGGTGACCGACACCGCGCCATCGGACGTGATCTTCGGCCTGCTGCCGAATGCCGTAGTGATCACCGAATCCCAGGCCCCCGGCTTTCGCTCGTACAACGTGGACGACGAGGAAAACCTGGGCATCGGCTACCGCGCCGAGGGAACCGTCAACATTGACGTCCTGGGTTACAGCTGGAAGGAAACCGCCGGGGGCGCGAACCCAACCCTGGCGGCTGTCGGTTCTGCGGCCAACTGGGTCAAGCACGCCGACAGCAACAAGGTCACCGCAGGCGTGATGATCACTCTCACCACTACGCCACCAGCTGGCGGCTGATATTCACCCCAGGAAGCGGTCGGCAACGGCCGCTACGGAGATTCCCATGGAACTGATTTACACGAACCAGCTTGAGGGCTTTGAGCCGGAGAAGCGTTACCGGACTGCCAGTCTATTTCGCGGCATTGAACGCGACGCGACGGCAGTGGTGGTCGTTGGCGACCATCCAGACATCGTCGCCGCCTATGAGGCCGCAGGCATTGCCGTTTCGGTTGCTGAGGTCCCGGAACCTTCCGCAGTCAGCGTGCCAGCGGCACTGCCCGATGAGCTGGCAGAGGAAATTGCCAGGCTGCGGACTGAAAATGGCGCGATCATTCTCCTGGCTGATGGCATGGAGGCTGGCGAAATTCAGCGACCCGAAGTTGGCGAAATTGCGCTGCGATTGTTTGGCGTACTGGGCACCATCCACACCTCGGTTGGAGAGCTGACTACTGAGCGTGACGGCCTGCTCGTGACTGTAGATACACTGCGCAACGAGGTTGAAGCGCTGAAGAAGGCCGCCATTTCGCCGCCGGCTGATGAGACTGGAGAAATCGCGGCGCTGAAAGCCAAGCTCGACGAAGCGAAGGTGCCATACCGGGCCAACGCCTCGAAAGAATCCTTGGAAAAGCTCGTCGCTGATCTGCCCAAGGCGTGATAATGCTGGCTGCCGGTGACCCGGTAGCCGATCTCAAACCATTTCAGCGAGTTGACGCATGACACTCATCATCGAGGACGGCACCGGCAAGCCTGACGCCGAAAGCTACGCGAGTGCTGAGGACTTGGCCCTGTATGCCGTGAAATTCGGCACAGTCATCCCCGCAGGCGTTCCCGAGCAGGAAGCATTGCTGCGCCGGGCCGCCTTGGCGATGGATGGCATGACTTGGAAAGGGCGCAAGACCAACAGCGAGCAGGGCCTGTCCTGGCCGCGCCGGGAGGTGCTGCTGGATCACGAGATCAAGCCGAACAACTACCTGCCGGCGCGCATCCAATACGGGCAGATGGCCCTGGCCGCCGAGATTCATCAGGACGACATAGACCCGGTGGAGAAGCGCAAAGGGGCCGTTCTGCTCGATCGTGTTGAGGGCGCGGTAACGCGGCAGTACGCCGCGATCCCGTCCACCAGCAATCGGCTGTTGCCGGCGACGCCTGATCGGCCGAGCGCGACTCAGTTTGCCGACTATCTCCACAGGCGCGGGTTGTTCGCCGTAAGGGCGTAGTGCCATTATAGGCTCTTTTAATTAATGGAGGCTTGTATGTCGCAGAGAGTTCTTAAAGACCAACAGGAAGCATGGATTAGCTTCGCTTCAGCGGCATTGACTGGACTGCTCTCTACCAATGAGTGGGATCGACAAGCGGCTGAAAAAGCCGCAGAGCACGCTGATCGTCTTCTGAAGGAATTTGAAGAGAGGGTAAGGCTCGCCCACGGAAATTGACATATGAAGCTCAGCCATCGCGCTGGGCTTTTCACATCTGGAGCCACGATGGCCTACTACGAAGAAATGGCCGTGATGGCTCTGGAGATGATCACAGAGTTCGGCCAGCCCGTCACCATCAGCAAGGCGGAGCCGGGCGAGTACGACCCGGAGACGGGCGGGGAAGCGCCAGGGGCAACTGTCGAACAGATCGCCCAGGGCATCCTGCTCGACTTCACTGGTCAAGAATTCCAGAACAACAGCCTCATCAAGCAGGGCGACAAGAAGCTCAAGATCGCCGCGCAGGGATTGGCCTGGGTGCCTGGCTTGCTCGACAAAGTGGTTGCTCAGGGTCGCACCTGGTCAATCGTGCCGCCGCTGAAAGAGGTCAACCCAGCCGGTACGCCGATCCTGTATGAATTGCAGGTGCGGTCGTGAGCCGGGCAGGTGCCGGGCAGTCCGGTAGTTTCGCCCTGAGCCTGGCCGAGTTCGCCGCCCAGACGGGTGAAGCCATCGATGCCAGCGTGCGTGAAATCATCATCGAGGTCGGAAGCAGCCTGATCCGCATGTCTCCCGTGGGTAACCCGGAGATCTGGGCGCAGAACGCAGTGGCCACCCAGTACAACAAGGCCGTCGACGATCACAACAGCGCACTGCGCAGCGATCCGGCAAACCTCACAAAGGGTGGCAGGCTGAAGAAGGGCCGTAAGCTCAACGACGGCATGGACATCAAGGCGCCTGAAGGCTACGTCGGCGGCCGGTTCCGTGCGAACTGGCACATATCGCTCGGCGTGGTCGAGAGCGTCAATTTCGACGAGGTAGACCCAAGTGGTGCTGAAACCACCGCTGCGCTGGTCGCCGCTATGAGCGATTTCACCGCCGGCCAGATGGCCTACATCATCAACAACTTGCCCTATGCGATCCCGCTGGAGTTCGGCCATTCCAGCCAGGCACCAGGCGGTATGGTCCGGGTAACCGTGGCTCGCTTCCAGCAGATCGTGCTGGAGGCCATCAGGAACAACCAGATATGAGTCACGCAATCATCGCTTCGATCTACGAGGCAAAGCTCATCGCCTGGAACACTGCCAGGTCGGAGAAGTTGAAGATCGTGTTCGAGAACACCGCTTACATGCCGGAGGAGGGCGAGACTTATCTGCGGGCTTTCACCATCCCCGGCGATACCGCAAGCAACACGCTCGGCGGCGATCATCGGCTGTACACAGGCGTGTTTCAAGTCAGCATCATCGCGCCGGCGGGGACGGGCAAGAGCAAGACCAACCCTATTGCTGCCGAGATCATCGCCCTATTCCCGCTGTACGTTCGCGATGTGAAGAATGGCTTCGTTGTCACACCGATGACTCCCGTGGATGTCGGCCCAGGCATTACTGGCGATTCAGCCTATACGGTACCTCTGTCGTTCTCTTACCGGTCCGACACCACGCCATAACCCGCCCGCTGGGCAAATCCTGACCCGCCATTGAGCGGGTTTTGTCATTTCTGCAAAGAGGAAAACCCATGTCTGTCTATTTCCCCAACGGGGCAACGCTTTCGATTTCCAGCGGGTTCGCTGCTGCCAAGCTGATCACCGCAATCAGCAACGCGAACCCCGGTGTCGCCACCAGCGCCGCAAATGGCTTTGCCAATGGCGATATTCTGCTCGTCACCTCGGGCTGGGAGGACATCAACGAGCGCGCTGTGCGGGTATCCAACGCTGCCGCAGGCGCATTTACCCTGGAAGGCATTGACACGTCCAATGTTGCTTTCTTCCCGGACGGCATCAGCGGCGGCACTGCCAAAAAAGTTACCGGCTGGGTAGCGGTCAACCAGGTGATCGGAAATTCCATGTCTGGCGGCGAGCAGCAATATTGGACTTATGCGCCGCTCGAAGCGCGCCGCGACAAGCAGATCCCGACCACCAAGAATGCGCAGGCCTTCGCCTTTCAGCTGGCCGATGATGACAGCCTGGCTTGGTACGAAGAGCTCGATAAGGCTGACCGCGAGAAGGAAGTACGCATCCTGCGTATGTCGCTGCCCAACGGCAAAACGATCTACTACGCCGGTTATGCCTCCTTCAACAAGACGCCGACGCTGGTGCGCAACGAAGGCGCTGCTGTCTCCTTCGGGTTCACCATCAACGCGGAAATCACTGCGTATCGCGCGCCTGTTGCTGCTGGCGGCGGAGCTTAATCATGGCGAAATTCAAGATTGCCCAATCACCGACGTTTCTGGGGGCCGTGATGGTCCCTGTAGTCGGCCAGGATCCGGTGAAGGTGGGCTTCACCTTCAAATACCGAAACCGTATTGAGCTTGCAGCGTTGTTCGATGAGTGGAACCAGCGGCGCAAGGACGGCCTCGATAAGTTCGGCGAAAAGCCCTCCGTGTCCGAAATCGTTGCCGTTGACACCGAAAACCAGATTCAGCAAATCAAGGATTTGGTTGTGGCTTGGGAGTTCGACGATAAGTTTGATGACGAGAGCATCAAGGCGTTGGTGACGTCCTGTCATGGCACAACCGAGGCAGTCGTAGACGCCTATCAGGATGCTTATTCCAAGGCCCGCACGGGAAACTGATACGCGCCGCCCGCGCCCTGTATGAGTCCCCGCCGGATGCCGAGCAGATCGCTGCATTCGGCTGGGACGCAGAGGACATGGAAGAAGAGTTCGATATTTGGCCGTGCCTTTGGCCAGCCTTCTTGCTGTTCAATCGCATGTCTACCCAATGGCGGGCAGGCGCCGGCGGCGCGATCGGTCTCGATTACAGCAGCATTCGCGACGTGGCCGGCTTCCTCGGCATCAAGAAAAAGAAACTCGCCGAAATCTTCCCTGACCTTCAGGTGCTGGAAGGCGAAGCCCTGCGCGTTATGGCGGAGGAAAGGGGAAACAGCCCGTAA